GAGTTTCGCCAGCGACGTTGTTGTATCCGCGTATACCAAATCTCCCACAGCGTAAGAGGACTGACCAGTACCACCATAAACAGCACCAATAGGTGTAGCGTTCCAAGTACCAGCAGTAAGAGTACCGACTCCAGTAACGCCCGTGTAGCTGCCAGACAACCTTGAAGTGCCCAGAGTACCCGATGTAATATTACTTGCATTGGTTGTGTCCGTTGTTGCTGATGGAGCCAAACCCGAAACTGCTGCTGCGGCTATGGCAATACCTGTAGGAGTAACGCTGGTTACTTGCCCTTGTGCGTTGGTCGTAAACACAGGAACAGAAGCCGCCCCGCCGTACGTACCCGCAGTGCCTGTGTTGGCAATATTGAATGTGTAGCTTGGGGACTCACTCAGCCCTGTACCCGCCGTGTATGTGATTGGTGCGGAGAACTGCTGAAAAAGAATAGTTGTTGTTCCAACTGTTATAGGTGGCGCGGTCTGTTGCACCCAAGCGGTATTAACGTTAGCAGTGCCGCTGGTAACCAAGAAAAAGTCACCCTCGTCAATCTGGTCAACTCCAGTACCAACAGTATCAAAATCAGTTGCACGAGTAAGTATGTACGGTGCGCCAGCAGAGCCAACCTGAGTAACAACATACACGCCGTTGTTTGCGCCTGCTGCTTCATTTTTTACAAGTATGCGTTCCGCAACAATAGTAAGTGTTGAGTCTACTGACAGAGCGCCGTTAGCGTTTCCTGTAAGCGTTGCCCCTACCCCAGATGTGCCGTTGTTGTACGTGTTTGCTGGTAATGCTGTGGTGGTTGCTAAGGCTACAGCTTCATGGAAGTGAATACCAGATGCAATCGCATCCGCATACGCCTTGTTGACAATGTCTGTGTTGTTTACTGGCGTTGTAGCAACTGTCCCAGATGTAATGTTTGCAGTTGAAATGTTTGCAGTACTAGCACCCAGTGTGCCAATGTCTAAAAGAGTTACAGCAGACCCCGCCGTGTCCAAATACACTGCTCTTTCCGCTGGGTACGTACAAAACACATTCTTTACGCCAGCAGCAAAACTAACCAAACTATTGGAATTGCTGGACTCTAAAACAGTGGTGCGGCTTAAAGTTGTGCCTGAAGCCGTGTATGTGCCAATGCCTACTTCGTAGTCACCTGTTGCTGGGTCTGCAATTGCGTAGTAGGTTTGATTGGCGTTGCCAATAACTGCAAAAGTCTGGAAACCCAAAACAGCGCCGTTAAGCGTCAGTGTCCCAGTGCCCGTTGTAGTGGACGTTTCCTGAACCCGATCTTTAACTACAAGTGCCATGATTAACCCTGCGTTTTCACACTCTGCCAAGTGGTAGATTGTGAGTTGTTGATTTCTGACCAGCCCGGAGTTTGCGCATCATTGATACTTGCCCAGTTTGCCGTCTGCGAATCGTTGATGATTTCCCAAAGCAGCCGCGCAATGATCTGATCGGCGGCTAACGCACCTTCTGTAATGGTAGCAAAAAAGACCGCAGTTGCCAATACAGTATCAAGGACTTGGGCGGTTTCATCAACTGCTGCATTGAAGATGGACGGAGCCACCAAAACACTGTCTGAGCCGGTAGCAGTTTCTTCAACAGACACCGGAAATTCCGCTTGTGCGCTAAGTGCATCTGAAGCCGTGGCGCTCTCACTTACGCTGGCGGGGAAAGATGTTGTGGCGCTGGCGGAATCTGAGGCTGTAGCGGTTTCAAGCACTGCCGCCAAAAATATTGCGAAAGCTTCGGCTGAGTCAGATGCGGTAGCAGATTCTGAGATTGAATTGACAAAGTCAGCTAATGAGGAGACGCTATCCGCCCCTGTTGCAGACTCACTTATCGCGCCATTGAAAACAGCCAAACTACTGGCGGAATCTTGTGCTGTGGCAGACTCGTCCACTGAGGAGATAAAGTCAACCAAGACGCTTGGAGCGTCTCCGATAGTGGCGGTTTCCGCAGACTCTGCATTGAAACTTGATGCAACAACAGCTACGCTGTCTGATACCGCTGAAGCCTCTGTAACCGCCGCCAAGAATATCGCAAGGGCAGCTACTGCATCCGAAGCTGTTGCAGACTCTTCAATAGAGCTATCAAAAACCTGCCCCGCCGCACCTAATGCAGCAAACGGGGCCGTGGCAAATGGTGCATCAGCAAACACACGTTACGCAGCGTCGAGGCTGAATGTGTATGTTACGTTTAAAGTGTCGCCAGACACAACAGTGCGATCACCGGGGGATGTGAAGTCTGACTCAGAGAACAATACGCCTGCTGTGCCGCTAGACACAGTACACAAGAATGCGCCAGCCACAACACCACCAGCACCTGAAATAGTGAAAGCAGAGGGTGCAGCAGAGTTGCTGATGACCGATGGGTCTGCGGTTGTTGCTGTGCCAAATGTCACGGCCTTACGTGAACCAGAATAGTTGGTGAACTCAGTCCATGCTTTAGAAGCCAGAGTGTCAGCGGCGGCAAAAGTTGTGCCTGAACCGGGGCCAGTAATAAGCCCAAGGAAAAACGCGGCGGTATAGGTTGAGCCTTTAAAAAACTCAGTGTTCATTTCTTGCAAGCCTTCGTTAACCACGAGGTTGTGTTCCGAAGTTTTCCACTTTAAATTGCCGTCTTTATCGAAGCACTCAACATGAAACACGCCACCTGCACGCGCTCCAAAATCGGCTCCAGTACGAGCAACTAAACCCGCGCTTACGTTGTCTGTTGAGGTTGCTTTTTCGTTAAACATGGTCGCTCCTTATGCGATACGGATAATTGCTGATGTGTTTGATACAGCTGGAAACTGTACCGTGAAAGTTGTGCCTGATGTCTTATCTGCGCCAAAGTCCAGAACGCAGACTGCGGGGTTACCGCCCCCGCTTTGATAGATAAGCGCGCCGCGTGCGGTCAAAGCTGAATTCCAGACAGCATTGTTGAATGAAATATAAGCTGTATTACCAGAGCTACCTACCGTGGGAGTTTGCGCAATCGTGAGCGCCAAGCCTCCAGCCGTGTACCCAGAAGCCACAACCTCGCCCGTAGACGTATAAGCTGTGGTAGTCGCATCAAGCGTGGCTGCATTGGTATAGAGTGCAATATAAAACGTCCCCGAAGTGAAGTTGAACGTGCCGTTCATCAGCCCCGTCTTAAAGACGTTACAAGTCCAATTTCCTGTAAAAGCCATTATGTCACCGCCTGTCTATATTGACCAGAACGATACGCATCCTGACGCTCCATACCATCGCCAAGACGTTTAGCCAGTGCAAGAGCTTCCTTGTACTTCATGTCATATCCAGCGATAACGTCAACCTCACCCTTCATAAAGGTGTAGGCTTCTACCAAAGAACCGTAAAGCAGTACAGTATCAAAGTTATCGCCAAGCCATGTCTGCCCAGAAGCAACTGTAGTGATTGATTCTGGGTAATAGTAATAGTGAAGCTCAACAGTGTAGGTCGAATCAGGTGTTGGGCCGAGAATAAAACTCAACTCATTCGTAATTACAGGGGTTGGATCGTTTGTGGTTGTCGGGCCAAACAAAGCGTAGTATTTTGGAATAGCTGTGTCTGTTGGTGTTGGGTATGCTTGTCGGATGAAGTTCACATCCTTGTTCAGCAAATACTCGTACGCACCTACAGCGTCAATAACAGCCAACGAATACGACGCAAGGAAATCTGCTGGACATGACAAATACTTATTACCTGTGCTTGTTACGCCTGTTACATTCTTACGAAGCGATGGGAATTGAACCGTGTTGTATATACGTTGTTCAGCCTGCGTAATGAAAGTATTAATCTGCGTCTGTGGAGACACGGTACTTCCATCCGCAAGATATACATCGGGGAACTGATTCTCCGTGTACGACTGAATCGTGTTATACAACGTCGTGTAATTCATGCCATCGGGCCTCTAGACATCACACCTTTGGTAGCTGCGCCTGTGCCACGCATTTTGATACCAGTTGTTTTGATTGGTTCATTACCGGCAGATTTACTGATTGCGCCGACGCTCATATCAAGCGTATCAAGCTTACTGCTACTTGGCTCTTTACCGTTTGAAGTAACCTTCATGGCCTTGCCATCCATAGTGTGAGGTTCAGCATAGACGCTGGCGTCGCCAACTTCTTTACCGCCTTGTTTCATGCTGAATTTAGCCATTAACCGCTCCTTTGATTGTTTGCCCGCGCCATGTTACGACCAACAGCTTTCATTTGGTCGGTGGTCACACCGCCTTTAGCTAATTTAGTCATAGGCTTGCCGGGGTGCAGCTTTTTTTCATGCTTATGCACCGCGCCAGCAATCATCTTTTTGTCCTGCTTCAAATCTTTCTTGTCCATCATTAACTCCTTATGTCGTTGCTATCGTTACTGTACCAAGTTCTACAACCAAAACCAAGTTATTTGGGGTCAAAGCCGCGTCAAAACCAGATGAACCACCGACTGGGTTCCAACCCCACTGAAATACTCGACTACCGCCTCCGTTATATCCATCCTCAAGCAAGCCTGAGACTGCATAGGTCACGTCAGGTCTTGGCTCACGCACTGCCTGAGGGTCACTGACCGGGTACATACCCAACTGAAGCTGTGGCTGATCTGGATCCCAACAGCTTGGACAAACTTTGATATCGTATATCTTGGTCTTAACAATCTGCTTGCGGAGTTCCTTGAGCTTATACCGTTGCCCACACCTGTCGCATTCGGCAATTGAATATTTACCTGAAGCAAATCTATTTGGCATAGCTCACCTCAGTAGAACAACTGCCTTGGGACAAACCGATCTGGAGCTTTCTCACGATCTTCTTGAGATGCCAACAGCCATTGCTGCTCATACTCACCCTTTAAGAACGCCACACGATCGGGGGAAACGTCAGGCCGCTTAGAACCGATGTAGAACGCCAGCCCTGCCACCATACAAGGAATCAGACGGAAAGGGATGTCTTGCACGTTTACGCCATTGCCAGCATCACGAAGTCTACGCAGTCTCCAATACACAAACGTGTAGTCCCCACCAGCATTGGGGGCAGGCCAAACATTGATACAAGGCAGGTTCTGAACATATATTGCCGCGCCAGTCGTATGCGCCGCTGCCGTAGTGTAGTTCTGCCCACGAGTGCAATTTATTAGGCTGTTGCCATCTATATTTGTATACCCAATGGTCTCGGAGTCAATCTTGATGAACCCAGTAGTGGTTAACCCTGACGCATTGCTGACCACAATAGTTGTTGCAGTGCTGGTAATCGTGCCATTTAGCGTGACTGAAGTCGCATTTGTCTGGGCTGATTGGCGATTGATCCACACTTGGATTGGACGACCAGTCGTGAGTTTGTTCGGGATGGTGGAATAGGTAGGCTCAGAGATACGACTGATGTTGATATCTGTCTGATTTGACGCTACACCGTTGTTCTGCCGAATAACATGGTCAAGCAAATCAATCGTATCTTCTGGAAGGGGGTATACCGCCTGACCAGTCACAAGCGCAATCGCGCCTTCTTCTACAGTCCACAAATTGATGCCACGGTTTGCCCACTCAATTGTCAACAGGTTCAACGAACGACGTGCCGTACGAAACTCATAACCAGTACGAACCTCTAGACCTGCCCGCTCATACGCTTCCTCGATCATCTCATTGAGATCAAGGTTAAACGAATCGGAAGAGGATGTGTAAGCCATTATCTAAAACCCGCTGTTTTCTTCGCTATGCCTTTAGGCTGGGCTACAAACTGCTTGCCCGCCGCCTTACCTTTACGCTTGGCTTTGGTTGTAGCAGCATACTCAGCAGAGGATAGAGACTTGATAGCCGCTTCAGGGAGATACCTCTCACCTGTTTTTGACGAAGGCTTCCCCGACTTAGTGCGCCATTTCTGGTCACCCCAGTTTTTAAGGGAAGTCTGCGGCGCTTTCAATCTCGATAGCCCCCGCCCGCAGCTTTGTATTTCTTGGCTACAAGCTGCGCTTTACGCGCCGACCACTGCCCCGCTCCAGTACCTTGTGTTGCCGCAGATTTGACTTGAGACACGATCCGCTTACGCAGTTCAGGCTTTGTGTAATTACCAGCCGCATTCACGCTTCCACCCTCTTTATATACCTCGACTTTATTCGGATCATCCTTGCGGGTAATCGTCTTGGCCTTAGGCATTTTAGAAGGGCTGATAGCGCCCATACCGCGAGAGGACATCATGATTTAGCACATCTTTCCGCGAGTCTTACCTCGCTGAGCGATACCATCGGCGCGACTAGAAACTGAGCCACCTTTTTTATAGGTGTCGCCCATCACATTTACGCGTGATGCGCGGTCTGCTGACGCTGCTTTTCTTTCGTTTTTAGCCGCCTGCATTTTCTCAACCATGGGCTTAAATATATGAGTTACGTCTCCCACTGCACGATCACGCCCAATTTGAGAGGCATCCTTATACGCCTTACGTTCCTTGGTGTACGTCTTAGCTTCCTCTAAGTCTTTAGGGGAGACGTTCTCCATGTCTTGTCCGGGGGGAAATTTAGTTGCCATGATTTAGCACATCTTTCCGCGAGTTTTACCCCGCTGAGCAATACCATCTGCGCGACGAGAAGCTGAAACAGCGCCACCTTTTTTCATGCCATATCTTTCTTTGGCTTCTTTTGTAACTTCTTCCCGACCTTCCCTAGTAAATGTCTTGTTCAGATAGTCACCGACACCGCTGAATGCGTTGTATGGGCCGATACCGGTCTTCTTCTCAGGCTTGCTTTCTGTTTTTGCAGAACTACGGCCTTCATTGCTGTAGTTAGAAGTGTCTTTTGCAGAACTACGGCCTTCATTGCTGTAGTTAGAAGTGTCTTTTACAGGAGCGGCTTTCTTTGCAGGTGCGGAGTCTTCTTCCTTCAGTTTGGTGTTGTACTTCTTCCCACCAAACTCGAATTCTTTGTCGCCAGCTTCACGAGCTGCACGGAATGCTTTGCCAAAATCGCTTGTTGCCATGATTATTCCTTAGCAGGTTTTGCCGCCAGATTTCATCTTAATCATTGTGCCTTTGGTTTTGCCTTTAGAAGCAACACCGTCACGGCTAGGGGCAGCGGTTTTCACCTTGCCCATAGATGATGTCGCCATGCCGCCTTTTTTCATCGCACCCTTACCGTCACCGATAAAAGCAGGTTTACCGTCTTTCATGGGCATACCGCCACCAGCCATTTTCATGGGTTTTTTCTTAGCCATCATTGCCATCATTCCGGGATTCATTTTGGAAGCCATATCATCACCTCTTTTAAAAGTTTTGCCTTTGTCGGCGTTTGAAAATTCTTTGCCCACTGACTGCGGGACTCCGGCTTTCTTGGCAAACGCTGGATTGTGGGCCACCGCTTCCATGAAATTGTGCTGCTTCTTACTCGTGCTTGGCATACTTAGCCACCAAGTTCTTAACAGTTTCAGTTTCCCATATGCGAATAGTCATCCACACAATGGTCAATATTCCACCAATAAGCGCTACGACAGGAGTCATCCAGCCCATAAAACCGCCAAGTCCGACAACCACAGCAGCGCCATCAGTCATTGTTTTTATGTCGTTGTTCATGTTTACCTCAACATTTCCATCTTGCTAAAGAAGCCGCCTTGCGGGTAGGCTTGCCTTTTTCGTCTTTCATAGGCCCGGGCATACCAGACATACGAGCGCAGAATGACTTCTTGCGTGGGCCACCTTCGGGCTGTGGAGCCTTCAGATTGCTTCCTGTTGCTGCGTTGTACTTGGCACGACCTTTGGCAGTCAGACCCGCCCCCTTGGAAACAGGTAGCTTTTCACCACGACCGACAGCTAGAGAGGGGCCTTTTTTCTTAGCCATAGTAAACGGTCAAGTGCGTATTAGCTGGCATTGAAACATAAACGCCGTTGTAGAACCTGATGCCTTCCCCCGGGATTGCCAGCGAATCAAGGGCTTGGTTTGTAGATACATTCAAGGTAAGGCGAATAGTCCCGCTAGCAGCGCTCGCGTTGTCGTAAAACTCAACTTCGCCAGCAGTACCCCCGGGGGATATAGAGAACCCCTTAACCCGGGTAGGCCCAGCAAAAATAACACCGCTTGCGTCAAGGTGCGCGGCTTTTACGTCTGTCTGCATCATAATTAATCTCCTTTTAAAAAGGGGCCGAAGCCCCTTAGATCAATTAAGCAATACGAGAGAAAACGTATGCGGTTGCGCTTGAGAACATGATGCGGAAGCAGCCAACCCCGGTTACACCGTTGGCAACGGTCAACAGACCTGCGCCAGCACCAGAGCCAGCGGCGGCGGCGGCAGACAAGATGCCGTTAGTTGCTACAGCAATAGTCACTGTGTTTGCGCCAGCGGTGTTGTCAACATACAAGTCCAAAACAGTTCCACGAGTTGCGCTAATAGCAGTACCAAGGTCTGTACCGGTAGGCAAGGTGATGGTTGTGGCTGCGGCGGAAGTAGATGTGATGTAGCCGGTTGCAACTTGTGCTGCTGTGGCTGTAGCTGTTGCGTTAATTGCAGCAGTTGTTGGGTGATT